CATGGGCAAGCAAGTGAAGTTCCCCACATACAGGGTGCCGGCTGGTAGGGGGAAGCTGTACGGCCGCTACACGCTCGATACTCCGATGTCTCTCGTGAAGAGGGATGGCGTGTGGCGCGCTGTGGTTACACCGGCGCAAGACGAACTAGCCATCGCGGACAACTGGTATATCGGGGGCTACACGTACCCGCTCACTGATGAAGAGGCTGCCGACCTTCCGCCCGAGTATGTGGAGGAAGTGTGACTCCGGATCAGTGGGAGACCGCAGGCAGGTACGCGGGCCTTGTAGCGCTAGGGCTTGGCGCTGCCTACAAGGCGCATCGCGCCGAGATGGAAGCGAAGAAGGCTAAGCAGTTCTCTGCACCAACAGGGAACGGGTTTGCGCAGAACGTGAAGGACTCGCTCGCCTGTTTGCAGACTTCGGCGGAAGCACAGAAGAACGCGACTGAACGCATCGAGCTTCGGCAGTCACAGGACTCCACGATGCTCTACGACCACATCAAGGCACATGCCAACGCCGACGTACTGAAGGGGGTACATCGTGAATCTCCATCAGATCCAAACTCACCCTGAGTACGTCGAGGGCTGCTTCGGCTGCAAGGCCGGAACCCTGAAGGTGGGTTATTGCGGCAAGGGCGGCCAGGACGCCACCGCACAGAAGAAGTGGGACGCAGAACTAGACCTGTACGCGTCCGCACGCCGGCAGGGTATCCAGCCGGAGACCACGCAGGCGCGTGGGATTCAGGCGTCGATCGACTGGTCAGAGAAGACCGGTAAGGCATACAGCGAGGACGCGAAGATCGCACACGACAAGAACCAGGCGCTTGAGAGGTACGCGGTATGACGGCTGTGACCTTCAACCCGCCTGCCGTGTCGGGTGATGACGGTTCGTGGCACAACACGGGCGCAGGCTCGATTTCGTTGACTGCGACAACCATCTCTATTGGTGACGCGGACGCATCGAACAACGCACGGCACGGGTGGCTCCGCTACCCGAACGTCTACATCCACCCGGGTCAGACGGTGAACTCGTTCAAGATCAACGTCCGTCCTTCGGGGCTGACGGGCACCATTCCGCCGATGACGATTGTCGGTGTCAAGCAGTTGAATCCTGCTGCCCCCACTACGCGGGCACAGGCGAACGCGCTTGTGTTGACCACGGCAACTGTCGCTTGGACTCCTGCTACGTGGGTGACCGGTGTCCGCCAGGACTCTCCGGAGTTGAAGACGATCTTGCAGGAGATCGTGAACCAGCCGGGCTGGGTGTCGGGTGACGCAATCATCATCCTGTTGAAGGTTGTTGAGGATGTGTTCACTACCGCGAACCTGCTTGCATTCAACGCTGTCGATGGTGGCACGCCGGCGAACTACGCGTCCGCGTCCGGGGACCGGACCGCGACGGCGCGCGTCGATGGCCATTCGTTGACGTACCACATGAACCGCAAGGCGGGAACGCTTGTGGGTGGCGTGCCGACCAGGTCGGCGCAGGGTGCCGCGAATATTTGGGCCGCCACCACTGACCGGGAACTTGTGGGTGCTTTGAACGCGAAGGCCGGGAACGCGCAGGGCGCGTACCGCGAACTTGCCGGGGTCCTTAACCAGTTGGCCGGTACGTCCGGCCTCGAAGTAGATGGGGCGGCGGCGAGCATCCCGTGACCACAGTCAACCAGTTCATCGATCAGTGTTCGGCAATGCTGCACTCTTATACCGGGACACTTGAGGCTAATACCTACATCACCGGCCCTATCACGGCTACGGATCTGGCGATCCCGGTAGCTCACCCTACGTATGTCAACCGTGGCCTGATCGAGGTCGGCAACGAGTTGATGCATGTCGACGCGGTTGGTGACAGTTCCGCGACGCTGTACCCGTTTGGGCGGGGTGCCCAGAACACGGTGGCGTTGCCTCACGCAATCAACACGAAGGTCATCAACGACCCGCTCTTTCCGCGGGCACGCATCTATGAGGCGCTGAAGCGTTGCATCCACAATGTCCAGCTTGACCTGTTCGCCGTGAAGACGTACCAGTTCACGTACTCGGTGGTGCAGACGTCCTACCCGATTCCGGCTGACACGATCCGGATTCTCGGTGTCCAGTACCAGGTGGTTGGCCCCTCTGAGGAGTGGGTCAACGTCAACCATTGGTCGATTGACCAGAACTCGGACAGCGCTACCGGTAAGTCGATTGTATTCCGCGAGTGTATCCAGCCGGGGCGTGACGTCCAGATCGTCTACGCGGGCGAGCTTCCTACCCCCGACGTGTATACGGACGACCTCGAGAACCTAGGTATCCCTGAGTGGATGCAGTCGGTTCTGTTGTACGGCACGGCGTGGGAGATCGTCCAGTTCCTTGAGCCGGCTCGACTTCAGTTGAAGTCGGTTGAGGCACGGACTCAGGCAGCGGCTGTCACGGATGGTGCCGCTAGCAACGTTGCGAAGCAGTTGTACGCGATGTATCAGCTTCGGCTCGACAACGCCCGTAAGCGCCTGCTGACTACCCATCCTTCTCCGAAGCATTACGTGAGGTCTTGATATGGCGCTGCGGTATTACCGGAATGGTCCGGCGCGTGCCCTGGCGTTCCCGTTGGCGAACGGCACGGACACTTCGATCACTGTCGATTCGGCTTCGGGGTTCCCGACGCAGTACCCGTACACGATCATCCTTGATCCTGATCAGTCCACTGAAGAGGTCTGTGATGTGACGGCAGGCGCGGGCAACGTGCTGACGCTCACTCGTGGAGTGGACGGCACTACCGCCGTGGCACACGGCTCGGGTGCTGTTGTCTACCACGGTGTCAGCGCGCGTGACCCGCGCGAAGCGAACAGTCACGTCAACGCGACCACGGGTGTCCACGGCGCGGTTGGTGGCTTGGTGGATACGGACTCGGTGCAGAGCATCCCGGGCCGGAAGATCTTCTCTGATCTAGAGACCGTGGGTGGCGGCGACGTAGTCACTGTTGGTGCTTCGCAGACCATGACGGGCGCAAAGACCTTCTCGGCGTTGACCACCATGAACGGCGGTCAGACGGTAGCCGGCGCAGAGATCCACGGCGGTACCGAATCGCACGCGGGTGCGGAGACGCACACCGGTACGGAGTCTCACTCGAACACCGAGACGCACACGGGTGCCGAGAGTCATTCAGGTACCGAAACTCACACGGGCACTGAGACCCATTCGGGTCTGCTTCGGTTCAGCAACGCGGTACATCAGCCGTGGTTCGCGAACTCGACTGCCGACGAGGTCACTACTTCTACGACGTACACGCCGGGTGGTACCCCGGTCGGGGTGTCTGGAGTTGTGCCGCCTTCGGGGAAGTTGAAGGTCACGTGGAGCGCGTACATGTCGCAGTCCACGAACCAGAACGAATCTATTGTTTCGTTCGCTCTTCGCGCGGGTGGCGTGATTGGTTCCGGAACCGTGCTGGTTAGCACGTCGGGCGACCGAGCGTTGGTGTGCGGTATGGCCGTGAACGCGGGTGCGCCGTCACGCCTTCAGGCGTCGCGGACCACTCTCGTGGTCGGGCTGACTCCGGGTGACACGGTGAATGTGCAGATCGAATTCCAGACGAACCCTGGTGGTGGTATCAGCGTGTTCAACCGCGAGCTACTTGTAGAGCCGGTGCTGTAATGGCTGACGTTGTTGAGCGGTTGCCGTTCCCGATCAGCAAGCGGTTTGCGTCCACTGTCACGGACGTCATTGCTAGGAACGGCAGGGAAATCCACTACACGGTGGCGGGTGTCCCCTTCCGGGTTTTCACCTCCAGCGACGTGCCGTTGTCTCTTGAGACGGCACCTATGCAGAAGCAACAGACGGACCAGGAGCCGGAGGCCGGCGAGCAGACGCTGTCTGGTTGGTGGCTGCGGTCGCAGGCTAGTTGGCATGAGGGTGCGGGATCTCGGTTCAATGAGACCGGGCTCGGACAGTCGCTGCGTGTCGCCCCGTCGAACGGGTACTGGGAGTCCAGCAATATCGACGTCTGGGACCAGGGCGACATGAAGTTGCTGCCTGCTGTCGTTGACGCCGGCTTGACCACGAACCGGTCTGTTGCCGTGGTCCCCGATTCCACTGTCCACGCTGTTGTGGCGGGCAGGGTCGGGGCTGTGGTTCGCTACACGAACCTTGACGTAAATACTGCGACAACGAACCTATATGTCAACGGCGCGGTCACGTTCACTCAGGTGATCGCAACCGAGACGGACTGGTACGGCGCAGGCAACGACGGCAAGGTGTACTCCGGCCCTATCGGTGCCGTGACGACTTCGCCTCTGGTGTGGACGTTGAACGGTGCCGGGTCCGGCCCGACCCGGATCACGTGGGCGAAGCACCGACTGTGGGCTGTGAACGGCAACAACATCTATGACATCAACTACGCGGCACCGGGCATCACGAACTCTGCCTACCATCACCCGTCCGCGGGCTGGTCCTACACGGACCTGACTGACGGACCTGGCGGGGTGTACTTCTCCGGGTACGGTGACGGTAGCTCGCACATCCAGCGGATCACGCTGGACGACACCGGCTCCGTCCCGACGTTGTCCGGGGCAACTACTCTGGCGATCCTGCCATCCGATGAGCGGGCTCTGCGCATCAACTCCCTGACCGGGTCGCTGGTGTGCATCCTCACGAACATGGGTGTCCGGGTCGCTGTCGCGTCCACGTCTGGCGAACTCCAGTACGGCCCGCTGTTCCTTGAACGGACAGCAGAGGTCCCGTTGACGGCTACCCCCGCGTTGACGTCGGCCGGCCGGTTCTGGTGGCTGTCGTTCGGGGACGAGGCGAAGTTGTGGCGTGTCGACTCTTCAGTGGAGGTCGACGCAGGCGTGTTCGCGTATGCCTCCGATATGGAGACGACGTCGCCTCCGATCTCGATCAGCGCCCGGAACCAGCGTCCTGTGGTCGCTACGGTGGCCGGGTCGGTGCAGTACACGCACGCCTCGAACTTGTGTTCGATTGGGTTCCTTCAGTCGGGCCGGGTCCGTTACCGGTCGGACGAGAAGAAGACCTATCACTACGTCGAACTCACGGCCGAACCGTTGAACGGTCTTATCACAGTCGACGTCTTGAACGAAGCGGACTCGCCTCTCCAGTTGGTCACGTACGACACTCAGGGCGTGGCTCTGCCGGTGACACAGATCCCATCGAGCTTCGGGCCTCAACGGTTCGTGTCGGTGAAGCTGACGTTGCAGCGGAAGGTCACTGACGCCACGAAGGGCCCGGTTGTTCAGGGCGTCCGCGTGAAGGCTCTGCCGGCCGCTCGCCCTCAGCGGATCTACTCGCTACCCCTGATGTGCTTCGACCATGAGCAGTGGTCCACGGGCCAGCAGGAAGGGTACGACGGCTGGGCGTGGGACCGGTATCTCGCGGTGCGCGCCGCGGAAGACGCGGGCGGTATCACGCTCCTCGTGAACTACGGGTTCCCGAACCCGCTCGGTGAACTGTGCCGCATCGAGGAGATGAAGTTCGTGCAACTTGTCCCCCCAGATACGGAGCAGAAGGACGGC